CTTCAGTACCTCTGCTGCCTTCCCGGCAATCGATTCATCGCACTCCAGGATGATCTCGTCGTGGGTGTGACCGATCACTCTGGCATCCCCGGTCAATGACACTTCGACACGAGCGACACAGTCGCGCAGCAGGGCGGCGCACTGCCCTTGCGTGGTGTTCTCGGCGAACAGGCCGTGCCATACCCGCTCGGTGCGAAAGCCCGCCGGCAGCGTCTTGGTGAACGTGACTTCGGTTTCCCAGTCGTTGAGGTTCTCGCCGTCCCAGCCTGTGTCTCCAGCACCGACCTCCAGCATGACGGTGCGGCGGATCGTCGGGTGGGTGATGGCGACGTGACCCCGGACACCGTGGTAGTACAGGGTGGTGCCGCCGGGCAGGTCGCAGGCCACGCTGACGGTGCCGGGCAGCATCGGGATGATCTGCCGGTAGAAGCCCGAGTCTTCGCCCATGCACGTCATCAGGAAGTCGTGGTACAGGCTGTTGCTGTACTTGGCCGCCCACTTGTTGGCCTCCCTCCAGGCGAAGACGATGTCGGCGTCCAGGCCAGGGGGCAGGATGATCCCGTACTGGCGGGCCATCGACTTCAGCGCACCCTTCGCGCCGCCGAATTGCAGGGACAACTCGGCCACCTTGCCGATCTGCCGCTGGAGATCGTCGGCGTCGGCCGCCGGCACGCCGAAGATGGTCTCGGCGTTCACCCGGTAGACGTCGATGCCCTGCCGGTACATGTCCAGCTTCCACTGGCAGCCGGCCAGCCAGGGCATGCCGCGAGCCTCGACAGCGGCCCAGTCGCCCCAGACCAGGACCTTGCCGGGGGATGCCTTGATGGTCGGGCGCAGCAGGCTCGCCAGGACGTGCATGACCTTGCCCTGGACGTTGTGCGCCAGGACCTGACTGATGGCGGCCTGGAGGTCCGGCGGACCCTTGCGCAGGAGGTTGTGGACCTGCACGCCCCGGCTGCTGTACCGCTTGGTCTGCGCTGCCCCGTAGCAGATGTAGGAGCCCTCGGCCCGGCCGTTGTCGGACGCACGCTCGGCCATGCGGGCGAACTTCGCCACGCTGGACTTGCCGGCGTCGTCCACCACCTCGATCAACTCGACAATCTCGGGGTCGCAGTCCTTCGCGCACTCCGAGCCCAGGAACCCCGCCCTGGCGTTCTTGTCGGTGGACTCCTTGTCGCCCTTGGCGAAGAAGGCTTTAAAGATCTTGTCTCCCAGGCGAGCCTTCAGCCACTCCTTGATGCGGGCGTGCTGGTTGGGCGTCGTGATCGTGCCGCCGGTCATCCACCCCAGGTAGGCGGCAAGCTCGCGCTTCTCCTCGTCTCCGTAGGTCTGCGCCGCCAGCGCAAGCTGCACGTCGATGGGCAGCCCACGGTCGTTGATGACCTCGGTCAGCAGGTACTCGGCCTGCTCGATCCTCGTCAGCGGGTAGAGCCGGGCGGCGATGTCGCGCTCGCTCTTCACGTCGCCGATGCAATAGGAGATCAGGTCTCCGTACTCGTCCGGGTCGCTGGCGTAGCCGCCGGTCGGCAGCGGCTTGCACCACTTCATCATCAGCGCGGTGCCCTTGCGCTTCACCGCGAGATCGGGTGCCATGTCCAGGAAGTCGAGCGCGGTCTCCAGCTTGCCGGGCAGCCCTCGGGCTCGCGCCAGGGCGGCCGTGCAGTGGTAGCGGCGGCGATCCACGGGGATGCCGACGACGTTCCGGGTGATCAGCCGCTCGAACTGGGCATTCCAGGCGTGGACCTCGACGTCCGGGTCCTGGAGGGCGCGCTCCAGGCTCGCCGGCATCGGGTAGCCGGCGGCCGCCGCCCAGTAGCGCACTGGACTGTGGTCCAGGGCGTACGCCGCGCACAGGACCCTGGTCGAGGGGTGGCGGGCGTAGACGTACGCGCCGGCCGACTTCAGGTCGCAGTCGGAGCGGGTCTCGTAGTCCAGGTGCAGGCGGCGGGCTTTCACGAGCGGCGACTCTGGGCAGCAACCACGAGCAGACTGGCGAGGTGATACGCCCTGGCGATGACTGCGCTGGCGACTCCGTACTCGTCACCGGGGAACCCGCCATCCTCTGTATCGGCGCAGTAGCCTGAGACGGCAGCGATCACGAGACGCTGGGCGAGGAGGTCGATCTCGTCGAATTCGATAGGCTTGGGCATGGTCAATTCCGATTTACGGTTGGGGGTGTAGCCTCAGGCTTTCTACCAGTAACGAAATGGGCCAGGAGGTCGGTCCTGGCCCACGGTGCTTAGGCTGCCTTCTTGGGCTTGGCGGCCTTCTTGGCGGGTGCGGCCGCCTTCTTCGCGGGAGCCGGGACGGGCTCCGGCTTGGCGGCACCGACCGGCAGGTTGGCGTGCCACGCGACCACGTTAAAGATCGGGGTGTAGATGCGCCCGTAGGTCTTGTTCTTGTGCTTGTAACTGTCGCTGGTCAGGCTCACCTCGGCGATCATCCGCTTGGGGTCGCGGTGGAACTGCTCCATGTACTCCTCGGCCAGGGCGGCGAAGGCGTTGATGCCGCCCACGCTGGTGGTCGAGTACACGAGCCGCTCGCCCTTGAGCAGCACGCTCATGCCGCGCATCTCGTTGTAGGGCCGGGCGTTCGGCAGGACCTTGTCCGGGCGATCCGGCAGCGGCCGGTCCATCGGGGCGATGGCCTCGTCCAGCAGTTCGGACTGGACGCCCTTGATGTCGGTGTCGGCCCAGCACTGCCAGCCGTGGACGAACCCGTTCGGGTCGATGAAGATGTGATCGCGCTCGCTGACGCGGTTCTCGTCGGTGCCGTAACTCCAGGTCCCGGTCTTGTCCATCTTCAGGAAGCCGACCCGCGTCGAGGCGGCGCGCTTCAGGTTGGCAGCAACAGCCGCAAACTTGCTCGGGTCAAACGCAATTACTTCGCCAGTCATGATTACCTCCGGTGTTTCAACAACGCAAAATTCGCCATCAGCTTTACCGTCTTCGGGTCAGCATCAGACTCCACTGCCACGGTAGGAGCCTGGGGTTTTGGTCCCTTGCTCTTAACGAGGTTCGATCCAGAGGATACCGCAACGATCAGCGATGTCAACTCCTCCGGCAACTTGGGGTGCGCCTTTTCGGCCATCGCAGGCGACATCAGCTTGTCCTGCCAGATTTTGATCTTGCGCCTGCGGGCGATCTCCAGCACTGCGTCCTCGTCGGCCCAGGAGCGGGTCGCACGCTTGGGCTTGAGTTCGTAGCCCGGGATCTCGATGCCCCGGCTGGCGACGTCGTGGCCGATCTCGCGCAGGGCGTCGAGCCACTGCTGCATCAGGTCGGCCTTGTCGAGCCAGACGGCGAGCTTCTCCGGCCGAAGCTCGCGCACGACAAGGGGCATGGCCTCGGTGATGTAGCCCATCAGCTTGGGGCACACGGGCTTGGCCTTGCAGAACCGGCAATGCTCGCCGGGCACGAGGTCGGTGGAGCCCTCGATGGCCGCCTGGATGGCGGACAGGGCACGCGCACCCCAGGCCATGACCTCGGTGGTCGTCGTCTCCCAGGACTTGATGGGGCGGTCCTCGTCGGGCGGCTGCACGATGGTCAGCTTGACCCGCTTGATGCGCTGGAAGGCCGCCGGAGGGACGCGGGACAGGGCCAGGAAGGCGTAGCAGAGCAACTGGTCGTTGCGCTCGGGATCGACCAGGATGCCGGCCCCCGTCTTCAGGTCCACCACCTCCAGCCAGTCGGCGTCGCGCACCACGAGGTCGCTGGTGCCGAATAGCAGGCTGTTGTATTCCATCCGGCATTCCACGTCGGCGACGCCCTTCCCGGAGACCATGTCGATCAGCCGGGTGGCGTAGTCCAGGTAGGGCCGCAGGAGCTTGTAGTCCTCGGGCTCGACCATGATGGGGTCGCTGCAGGTCAGGTACGCGGCGGCGATGTCGTGCAGCCGGGTGCCGTCGGCGGCGTAGGGGCTCTCGGGTGCCTCGGGCATCTGGAGCCCCAGGCCGAAGGAGCCGGTACAGGTGAGCCAGCGGCTTGCGCTGCTGGGGGCGAAGGGTGCATGTGCAGACATGGGTGTCCTATGGTTTGGTCTTTAAAGGTTCACGCGATGAAGTCGCGCATCGCGTCCACATACGATTTCGAGACGCTGGCGTCGATGGTTTTCGCCATCTCGCGCATGCGCTCGGCCGCCTGCGTGCGCCAGTACACCGGGTACTCGGACATGTAGATGGCCTTGCTCTCCTCCTCCAGAATTGCGGCCCGCAGCTTCAGGCACGAGGAGATGACGACGGCGTCGGCTGTAGGAATGGTCAGGGCGATGTGATCTTTTTTCATTTCGGGGGCTCGACTTTGTTCTGCCGCTCGATGCGGGTGGGTTTCATGCGGAAGATGCGATGGTTGGGATGCTGGAGGTGGAAGATGCGGGCGAAGTAGGCGGCGGCGTCGTTGCTGACCTTGTACTCGGTGCCGACCTCGCTGGTGGCACTGCTCCACCGTATCGCACCGACCAGCATGTCGATGCCGTAGCGGTTGCGCCGCATGCACGCCGCCAGGGCGAGCTTCTCGATCTGCTGGTAGACGTGGATGTTGTCGTCCAGGTAGATGTCGAACCACGTCGGGAAATGCTCCCGGTAGCGGGCGACGACTTGAGACGGTGTAAGCATGCTGTTCCTTCAATGTTGGTCAGGAGCCGGAGTCTACACTCCGGCCCCCTGGGGGGTCAAGTCACCGTGATGTCCTCTTCGCGGCAGACCGGGCAGGTCAGGCCGTCCTCGGCCATCGCGACGACCTTGGCGGTCATGCGGAAGATCGCGCCGCAGGAGCCGCACTCGCACTTGAGCATGTAGGTCTTGTCCTTCTTGCGGCTGCTCATGTCCAGCCGGCGGTGCGGGAACGCGCCGACCTTGGCGATGACCACGGCCGCCAGGGCGTCGGCGACCGCGACCGGAAGCTCCATCTGCGTGGGCTTGCCGGCCAACCCCAGGCTTGCGCCGATGGCGGCGTACTGCTTGCGGTGGCCGTGGACGCAGTCATCGATGGCGTGCGCCAGTTCATGAACCAGGATCGAGACCACTCGGCTGGCGTCCTCGATCTTGGGGCTGACGAAAATCTCGTTGATGCCGGCCTGGGAAGCCTTGCGAGCCCAGCACTCACCGATTCGCTTCTGCGCGCTGCCGCCGCCCGGCCAGGAGCAGGACACCTTGACCGGCGGGAACTGCACGCCAGGGTTGGCCTGGGCGACGACCTCGACGGCAGCTTCCAGCCACTGCTCGCGGGTGATCGGGGTCTGGTTCATCATCATCCTTCAGTTGCACCGCCACATGGCGTAACGCTAGTGTAGCTTAGGTCTTTAAAGCCTGTCAAGCGTCTTCGTGCGGCGGATGTCCGCCTCCATGTTTCGGGTCGCTCGCCAGTCGGACGCGGTCGAGGCCATGATGTAGAACGTGCCGTCCCACAGGTGCAGCCGCCAGTGGTCGCCTCGGGTGGGCTCGATGCCCAGGACGAGACCCTCGCGGCGCAGCCGCTGCAGGGACTGCTTCAGTTCCTTCTTCATTCAATTCTCCGTAACGAAATGGCCCAGGCGAAGAGCCTGGGGCTTGGGTTCACTTGCCCTTGCGGGCGGCCTTGCGCAGCTTCTTCTCGTTGGCAACCCGCTGCTTGACGGCCTGGAAGTACAGGCTGGCGACGTCCAGGACCTCGACCTGCCGGCGACCCTTGGCCCGCAGTTCGATCACGCTGCCGGTGATGGTGACGACCACCGGCCGCAGCCCCTGGTCGCGGACCCAGGCCGAGGTCAGCCGGGTCACGGGCTTGGTGGAGGGCGTCACTCGCAGGACTCCTCGACCACCTCGGGCAGCAGCGGGTCCAGGGCCGGGGCGACCCGGTCGGCGTAGGTGAACCCCACCACCCGCGTGTGGCACAGGTTCTGGAACCGGCGCAGGTACTCTGCGGTGGTCATGCCGGCGACCCACAGGGGGAACGCCCGCATGTGCCGGTCCAGGTTCGGGTCCAGCAACTGTCGGTTGCGGGCGCGCTGGCGGCGTCGTTCGTTCGCCAGGGCGTGGACCGGGTCCTCCTTCAGCTTGCGCAGGCGGGCGGCCGCCTGGATTCGCTCGATCTCGCGCTCGTCGGCATAGGAAAGGTACTTGCGTGCCATGTGGGGGCTCCAGTAGTGGGGGGTGGGCAGTTTTCTCGGCATGCCCAGGCTCAAGCCACAGGAGAATGAAGACTCGGGCGTGTGGCAGATCAGAACTTCTCGGCGCAGATGGGTCCGATGCCGCGCTCGATGGACTCGGGGTCGGTCAGGTCGCGGCCGCAGATGGCGCAGTTGCCGCTGGCCTTGCCATACAGTACCGCAGCGCGCTCGGGGTCCGCCTCGATGGCGAGCAGCGCGGCCAGGACCTCGGCACCCTGGGCCACGCTCATGCGCCCGGCGAACAGACTCAGCACGCCGCCCTCGATCTTGCCGACGACGCCGTCCTGGCTGGGCAGCTTGACCCAGCACAGGCTGTCGCCGTTCTTGCGGCTGATGTTGACGCCGTTGAAGCGCAGCTTCGCCAGCCGCTGCATCAGGTCGAAGAGCTTGGGAAGGATGATGGCAGCCGGCACCGGCTTGGGAGCCGGGGCGGGTGCCGGAGCCGGGCAGACCGGGGGCACGTAGACGGTGGCGGGCTGGCGCGGCAGGCTCCACTCGATCAGCTTGTCGGCGTAGCCGGCTTGCTTCTCGGAGACGAACGAGCCGAATCGCTGCAGCTTGGCGGCCATGTCCAGGCAGGTGTCGGACTTGCCGGCGGCGAAGTCGTCGCGGCGGATCGCCCAGCGGGCGGCAGCTTGCTCCAGGGCGGCGATCTTCTGGGCGACGGCCGACGGGGCCGGAGCCTGGGCTCGCTCCTGGCGAGCCTGGGCTTGGGCGTTGACGGCGAAGTTGGCGGGGTTGAAGTTCATCGTGTGCTTTCGTTGGTTGCCGGGTTGGCAGGGCCATTCTAAGCCCTGGGCTACAAAGCTGTCAACCCCCCTGGTGACGCTTCCACCATGCACGCATCTCGACGGGGTCGTACCACGTATTGCGCGGCCGGTTGGCGTGCTTCAGTACCGGCGCAGGCGGGCTGCACGTCGAGTGCTTCAGGCAGAAGTTGAGCCGCTGCGCCGAGACGCCAAGCTCCTCGGCCATCTCTCGCAAGGTGCGCAGCGGCGGCCGGGCCGGGTGGGCGTGGATCGGCCAGTTGGAGGGCCAGTGCTTCATTTCAATTCCCCGTAACGAAATAGCCCCAGGTGTGAGCCTGGGGCTTGATGTCAGACGATGCAAAGGACGCCCAGGCAGGCGATCAGCCAACCGATTGCCAGGGCGGCCAGGAACGCGACGGTGGACAGCAGCCGCAGCCGGCCAGGGCGCGGACCCTCGATGGCGCAGGCGTAGGCGGCGTCCGGGACTTGCTCGCCGATGCGCCGGCTGAAACGCCAGTTCACGAGGTTGTCCATGTCCACGGTGGCCGAGCCGAACTGGTGCGCTCTCATTGGCCGCCTCGCTTGTCGTTGCGCTCGGCCTCGTCCCAGGCACTGCGGGTGGGGCGACGCGACTGCTCGATGCGGGACTGGTGAATCTGCCGGATGGCCTCGATGGTGCGCCGGTCGCGCTCGCGCCGCTCGGCGTACTCGGCCCACTTCTGCCAGAGCCCGCCGACGATGAAGCCGGCGACCAGGGCGCACATGCACAGGATGTTGATGAACTCGGTTGTCATAGGTCCCCCGAGGCAACAACGCGGATGAAGGCATGCGCCACCTTGGGCGGCAGGTTGGACGCCATGAGGAGGTTGGCCTTGGGCGTGCGCCGGGCGGCCAGGATGACGAACCCGACGGCCTGGGGCTCGATCCGCTCCAGCAGAGCCTGCAGCCCGGCCGCCGCGACCTTGATGGCCGTGTGGACGGGGTCGCCGCTGGCCTCGCCCTCGCCTGGGGTGAGCCCGGCGTTCACGTTCCGTTCCTCATGGCGGCCGCCTCGATGCGCTGCAGCCGGGCGATCTCGGCGACCGCGCACTCGGTGCCGGTCATGGGCAGGGTGAAGGCTTGGTTGTTGTGCTTGCGCAGGGTCTCGAAAACGGCGGTCCAGGCGCGTTCGACGGCCTGCAGCCGCGAAAGCTCGCGGTTGTCGATGGTGGTATGGGACAGGCTCATTGCGTTGCTTCCGTAGTGGTGGGGTTGGTTGCGGTGGCGGCCAGGACGACGCCGTGCGTGCTGCTGCCGAAGAGGGACTTGCGTCCATTCAGCGGCGGGGTCACGACCCAGCGGCCCTTGAGCGGCCGCTCCTGGTGGTCGCGCACGATGCGGTCCACGTCGATGTGATACACGCCTTCGTGCATGTCGATGGATACGACCTTGCCTTCCAGGTAGCAGGATCGCTCGCCTGGGAAGTCGTACGACCGCACACGGGTGCCGACGGGAAAGTTGCGGGGGGTGGACATCTGCTGTTGCTCCTGATGGTTGGCGGGGTGGATTCTGGGGGCTGCAGCCTGGGGGTGTCAACCCCCGGCTAGCAATTCACCGTAACGTAATGGCGTCAGCCGACGCTGCTGCGGACGGCCCTGGCGCGCAGCTTGACGTCCTTCTCGACCACCGGCTCGATGGAGATGGAGCAGCACAGCCAGTCCAGGCGAGTGCCGCCGGCAGCCTTGCGTGCGAGGTCCAGGGACGAGTGGAACGACACCACCCAGGGCGTGGCACGCTTGATTGCCACCCTGGCGATGAAGCTGGCGTCGTAGCCGGCCTTGCTCCACTTGGCGGCGTAGTCGGCCGCCCGGAAGGAGTGCGCCACCAGGGCGTGGGTGTAGGCGTTCTCGGTCTTGCGGGTGCCGACCAGCAGGCCGGCGTGGAACACTTGCAGGGTCTTCATGCTTTAAAGCTCCAGGTTACTTGACAAGGGGAAACTCGGCGTCCAGGGCGGACAGGTCGGGCTCGGTCGGGGCGGTGCGCTTGCCGGCGGTGAAACGGGCATCCTTGATGGCCCAGCCGCCGACACCGGCCTGCACCCAGTTGCGGTTCGCCAGGGCGAAGCGCAGCAGGTTGTTCACGACGTGGGTCTCGTCGCAGTCGTACATCTCGGCCAGCTTGGCGATGGTGGCGGCGGCCTTGCCGTCGATGCGCAGGGTCTTCACGGCATTGTTGGCACGCCACGCCTTCTGACGCTCGGCCTCGCTCGCGTACTTGGCCGGGCGGCCACGCTTGGCCGCAGGCTTGACCGGGCCGCACAGTTCGGGCATCGGGCCGACGAACGCTGCTTGGCTGATGTTCTTCATGTCTTCAAACTCCGTTTGGTTGGTGGCTGTCAAGCCTGAATTCTACAGAGATTTGAGACCCAGGCTTACTTTATTTTGCGGATGCGTGATTTTGTTGGCACTACTCAGCACCAGTCAGCACCAGTCAGCAGCACTAGTGACGATTTGGCCCTCTACGCCCGGTAGCACCAGTCAGCACTAGTCAATTATTCTTAGTTATGCGAGAGACGATAGGAGAGCGGACCCCCTTGCAGGCGGCGGACAGGCGGCGGTGTTATTTATTGCAGAACTGCCAAGGAATTTAGACTGGTGCTGAGTGGTGCTACCGGGCGTAGAGGGGGTTTTTGGCACCAGTGCTAGATGGGTGGTGCTGGCTGAAAATGGCCCCGAATCGGCGTTTGGGGTGTACATTTCGCGCCATGTCAACCCCTGACCCGAGCGGAAAAGTAGCCCCGTCTGGAACTGCGCCTTTAAAGAAACGCGGCGGCAGGAAACCGGGCGTGCCCAACAAGGTGACCACGACCTTCCGCGAGACCATCACCCGGCTGCTTGAGAGCAATGAGAAGAACTATGCCAAGTGGGTGCGTGAGATCGCCGAGGGCTCGCCAGACGTGCGCGATGCGGACGGCAAGCTCGTGCGTGCCGGGCGGCCGCCTGACCCGGCAGGAGCGGCCAGGACGGTCGCCATGCTGGCCGAGTACGCTGCTCCCAAGCTCAACCGCAGCGAGATCGCAGGCGATGGCGGCGGCCCGCTGACGGTGATCATCCGGGAAGAGCAGTGATCGCCTCGACCCTGGCAGCCGAGCATTGCGTTACTGGTAGGTGCGCGACTGGGGCTTTAAAGACTCACGACTTCTACGCTGACGACCTGCTGGTCGGCGAGGTCACACGCTGGCTCATGGACCAGCGGCGCATCGTGCTGCAACTGTTCATGCTCTCGCCGGACCAGCGGCTGCACAGCACCGAGGTGCTGCGCCGGTCCATCCGGCCCAACAGCTTCCTGCACCAGGGCGCACGCATCGTGAGCCTGGGCTGCGGCGTCGGCGGGATGGAGTTCTACTGGCAGATGCTGCGGCCCGACCTGCGGTTCACCCTGGTGAACCAGAGCAAGGCGCAGCTTGACCTGTGCGTGTGTCACGGCGAGCGGTGGCTGGGCGACCTGTGCGACTTCCGCATGCGGCCACGCGAGCGCGCCATGCTCGTGGTGCTTGCCTACGTGCTGGGCCATGTGCGGCTGTCGGCGGCGATGAAGGCAGCGCGCAAGGCACTCGCACCCGGCGGCCGCGTGATCGTGCTGGACGTGTGCGACGCCTCGCACCGCTTCGGCGAGGTGCTGCGGTACGCTGCGCCGACGTCGCAGGCGATGCGGCGCGTCGGCCTGCGGCGTGAGGACATCCCACGCGATGCGTGGCACGAGCAGCCGCCCGACGTCCTCGGCCGCGAGGCTTACGATGTGCTGCCCGAGGCGAGCCCAGGCATGTGGATCGGCGAGGCGTAACCTGGAGGTACATCATGATCGCGATGCTCATCACGCTGCTGGTGCTGGTGCTGGTCTTCGGCGCGCTCGAATGGCTGACCGCACGCTGCCGGCCCTGGCTCACGACGAAGGAGGACTAGACCATGATCGAGATGCTCGTCACGCTGCTGATCCTGGTGCTGGTCTTCGGCATCCTCTGGTACGTGTTCACCGCGCTGGTCCCGCTGCCGCCGCCCTTCGGCATGGTGGCGCGGGCGATCATCGCCCTGATCTTCGTGCTGGTGCTGATCGGCATCCTGTTCGGCGGCATCGACCTCCCGATGGCACGCTGGAGGCACATGTGACGCCACTGCTCTCGTGCGTGGACGTCAACTGGTGGGTGGTCTCCGGGCTCGCCGTCGCCTCGGTCATCGAGGCTCTGCTTGTAGCCCTGGTCGTCCACCGCGTCTCGCGCCGCAAGGGCGACCTGTCCTACGACCTGTGCGAGGACGTCATCGTCAAGCTGCGCTTCGACAGCACGCTGACGAAGGCGCAGATGCACGGGCAGTGCAAGCGCATCTGGGACGCGGCCCATGCCTGACATCAGCCTGCCCAACGGCTTCACGGGTCGCCCGCCCCAGCGCGACCTCATGCGCTACTTCGACAAGGGCGGGCTGCGCGCTGCGGCCTGCTGGCCGCGCCGCTACGGCAAGGACCTCACCATGCTGCATCAGGCGGCCAAGGCGGCGTTCAAGCGGCCGGGGATGTACTTCCACATGCTGCCCACCCACAAGCAGGCTCGCAAGGTCGTCTGGGACGGCTTCGACAACCTGGGGCGTCGCACCCTGGACCAAGTGTTCCCTCGGGCTCTGCGCGAGGACACCAACAAGACCGAGATGAAGATCACCCTGGTGAACGGGGCGATCTGGCAGCTTGTAGGCTCGGACTACTTCGACCACCTCGTGGGCTCCAACCCGTTCGGCATCACCATGAGCGAGGCGGCACTCAGCGACCCCAGGGCGTGGTCCATGTTCCGCCCCATCCTGGCCGGCAACGACGGCTGGGCGGCGTTCATCAGCACACCTCGGGGCTACAACCACTTCCACGACCTGATCCAGTTGGCGAAGACCAGCGACCACTGGTTCCACTCGCACCTGGGCGTGGCCGAGACCAAGCACATCCGCGAGGAGGTGCTGGAGGACGAGCGCAGGGAGATGCCCGACGAGTTGTACCGGCAGGAGTACGAGTGCGACTTCTCGGCGGCCAACGTCGGCGCGATCTTCGGCCGCTACGTCGAGCAGGCCGAGAAGCAGGGCCGCATCTGCCCGGTCGAGGACACGAGCGACGGCATCCACGAGGTCTGGGTCACGTCCGACATCGGCTACCGCGACAAGGCGGCCTTCGTCTGGTGGCGCAGGATGCGCGGCGGCGTGGAGATCTTCCACTACGACGACGGCAGCGGCATGGACGCCGAGGAATGGATACCCAGGCTTGCCAAGCAGCCCCACGCCGACGTCCTGGTCCTGCCGCACGACGCCAGGGCGAAGAGCTTCGCGTCCAAGAAGACCGTTGTCGAGACGTTCCTGCAGGACCGGCCGTGGCCCGGCTGCGACGTCCGGGTCAACGAGCAGCGCAAGAAGTCCGACAGCATCAACGCCGGCCGGCTGATGCTGCGCCGGGTGCGGATCAGCAACAACGAGGCGTGCAAGCCGCTGCTGCAGGCTCTGCGGGCGTACCACTTCAAGTACGACGAGGAGACGAAGACCTTCCGCGCCGAGCCCGAGCATGACTGGAGCAGCCACCCGGCCGACGCTTTCATGGAGGGTGCGGCCAAGCTCGTCGTCCTGGAGCCGGCCCCGGAGCCCAAGAAGATCATCATCCCGTCGCTGACCCACTCGTTCCACCTGGAGCAACTGTGGAGTACCGTCGGGCCGCAGCACCATCAGGGAAGGCTTTAAAGATGGCTACCTATCCACCCGCTCCAACGCCCGGCGCGCCCGGCCAGCCGGCACCTACTGGTAGCGCAAAGCCCGACGACGGCAAGCAGTACCAGGACACCAGGGAGCCCAGGAAGCCCGGCGACCAGTCGCTGGTGCCCGAGCAGTACCGTGGCAAGAGCCCGACCGAGTTGGCGCAACGCTGGGAGAAGGAGCTTCAGGCTGCGAAGAAGGAACTGACGAAGTTCCACACGACGGGGCGCAAGCTCGTGCAGCGGTATCTCGATGAGCGGGAATCTGCGGCCTTCGACCAGTCGGACAGCAAGTTCAACCTGTTCTGGTCCAACATCGAGGTGTTGAAGAGCAGCCTGTACGCCAAGCCGCCCAACGTGGACGTGAGCAACACCCACAAGGACAGCGAGGACGACGTCAGCCGCGTGGCGGCCAACATCCTGCAGCGGCTGCTGAACAACGACTGCGAGGACGACGACGAGTCCACCTACCCGGACATCACACGTCAGGCGGTGAGCGACTACCTGATCGTCGGCCTGGGGCAGGTCTGGTACAGGTACGAGGTCGAGACCGAGGAGAGCGAGGTCCCGGCCACCACCGACCCGCAGACCGGGCAGGTGCTGTCCGAGGCGGTGCCGTACGAGGCGATCACGTCCGAGGACGCGCCGGCAGACTACATCTACTGGGAGGACTTCTGGTGGAGCCCGGCCAGGGTCTGGCAGGACGTGCGCTGGGTGGCGCGGCGGGTCTACATGAACCGCGAGGAGCTGATCGCCCGGTTTGGCGACGCCATCGGCAAGGACATCCCGGTCAGCAAGCAGCGCAGCAAGGGAGACGCCCTGGGGCAGATCAACGACCCCTGGGAGAAAGCCGGAGTCTTCGAGATCTGGGACAAGACCACCGAATGCGCCTACTGGCACGTCCTGGGCTACAACGTGATCTGCGACTACAAGGAGGACCCGCTCAAGCTCAAGGGCTTCTTCCCCTGCCCGCAGCCGCTGATCGCCAACCTGACCACCTCCAAGGTGATGCCGCGCGGCGACTATCTCCTGGCGCAGGACCAGTACCAGCAGATCGATGAACTGACCACCCGCATCAAGTACCTGACCCGGGCTTGCAAGGTGGTCGGTGCCTACGACAAGAACAGCACCGCCATCGGCCGCATCTTCCAGGAGGGGATGGAGAACCAGATGATCCCGGTGGACAACTGGGCGGCGTTCGCCGAGAAGGGCGGGCTGAAGGGTCAGATGGACTGGGTGCCGCTGGAGGTCATCGCCCTGGTGATCGAGAAGCTCACCGTGCAGCGCGACACCATCAAGCAGGCTCTGTACGAGGTCCTGGGCATCGGCGACATCATGCGCGGCATGACCAACCCGGACGAGACCCTCGGGGCGCAGCAGTTGAAGGCTCAGTTCGGCGGCAACCGGCTGCAGTTCAAGCAGCAGCAGATTGGAGCTTGGGTCGCTGGCGGCCAGCGCATCCGGGCGCAGATCATCTGCGACCGCTTCCAGCCGCAGACGATCATCGACCGCTCCAACATCATGCACAGCCCCGACGCTGCCGGCGCGCAGGCGGCCGTGGCGTTCCTGAAGCAGGGCGGGGACAGCAAGTTCTACCGGATCAGCGTGGAGAGCGAGACGATGGCGATGGTGGACTGGGCGCAGGAGCGCGACAGCCGCACCCAGTTCATGCAGGCCGTGGGCACCTTCGTCCAGTCGGTCACGCCGCTCATCCAGTCCAGCCCCGAGGCAGCCCCGGTCGTCATGCAGTTGATGAAGTGGGGCTTGGGCGGCTTCAGGATCAGCAAGGAGATCCAGACGGTGCTGGATCAGGCGGTCGCGGCCGCGTCCCAGCCGCCGAAGCCGCCGACGCCGACTCCGGCGCAGCAGGTCGAGATGGACAAGACCAAGTCGGAATCGATCAAGAACAAGACCCAGGCAGTGGAGAACCTCGCCAAGGCGGCGACTCACCACCATTCCATCCTGATGAACCAGCAGGCTGGCAGCATCATGGGTCCAGGCGGACCTCCGCAAGGGGGTGGCCCGCCGCCTGGGGCTGGCGGGCCGCCTCCGCAAGGCGGGCCGCCGCCGCAAGGTCCACCTCCCGGGGCCGGCGGGCCGCCCCCAGGCATGCCCATCCAGTAGGAGAACGTCATGAGCAAGAAGCAAGTCGAGCAGCAGGCCAGGGAAGACTACGTCGAGGAGGACAAGGCCGACCTGGAAGCCCAGGCGAAGCTGCAGCAGCAGTACATCGCCGAAGCCCTCGCCGAGTCGAAGCCTGAGTCCACCTTCGTCGGCGTCCCCATCGCCGACGTCGAGATGCCAGCCCGGTTCACCAACGGCGGCGCGACCGCCGAGGAGCGCGACGCCTGGATCAAGGAACACGGCTATGTCAGCCCTGCTTGATGCGCTGCGCGACCCCACGTTCCGGCGGGACGTGGGCCAGGGCACGACCGACGCCCTGAATCGCGGCCTTGTAGCCCAGACGCTGGGTGCGCCCGTGGACATGGGCAACACCCTGCTCAACCTGGGCAAGGCCGGCTACGGCTACGCCGGGCACAAGCTCGGGCTGCTCAAGACCGAGGACATGCCCCAGCTTGACGAGAAGCCCGCCGGGGGCAGCGAGTGGTTCGGCGACCTGATGCAGAAGCACGGCATGGTGAGCGGCAACCGCAACCCGGTCGCCGAGACGATAGCCGGCGGCGTGCTGGCCCCGCTCGTGGGCGCGGAGATGCCCAAGCTCGGAGCCGCAGCCTTTAAAGCCGAAGAAAACCTCGCCTCGCCGCGCGACATGAGCCCCTGGGGCCGGCAGCGTGGCGCGGTGTCGTCGGCCGGGCTGTCCGAGATGCCGATGCCGTCGGACACCAGCAAGGCCGCCGCCGCCGCGTCCAAGGCGACGACGATGGCGTCCGGCCGGGCGCGGCTGCTGCGCGAGGGGCTCGACCCCGAGAACGCGACGGCTGCGGCCGTGGCGTCCGCCGGCCGGCCGAAGGGCATCGCCACGGTGCAGGACCCGCAGCGGGTGGCCTATCCGGGCGTCTATGACAACCCCAGGGATCTCGTGGCGCGTGCCAAGGTCGCGCCCGAGGACCCGGCGATGAAGCAGCTTTTCGGCGTGGACCGGGGCGATCTGCTCGGGATCTCCGAGGGCGGCTCCCGCCAGGGCACCACGGCCGAGCGGCCCTACTTCGCCAGCGAGCGCGGCAAGCCCAACGAGGCCGCCCTGGCGGTGTCCAACCCGCGCAACATCCAGCGGCTGCAGGACATCACCCACGAGGCACTGCAGCGGCCCGATCTGGCGCAGGGGATGCTGCCGTGGTACGTGATGGACCCGATGTACCAGCACTACGTGCGCCTGTGGGGTCCCGAGCGTGCAGCCCAGGAGTACAACCGGTTCAACAACTTCACCGGCATGTCCAGCCCCAGCAGCGAGGTCCTGACCGAGCTTCGGCGCGGCACTGCGGCGAACCGGCTGGAGGGCGAGGGCCGCTGGAACGACTTCGTCAAGTACGGTGGGATGGACTACCCGCAGCGTGTGAAGCTGCTGGCTCAAGGGCAGTTCCCCCAGGACATGATGCACATTCCAGGGCACATGAACCACATGACGGCGCACGTCAAGCCGATGCAGACCATGATCGAGAACAACATGACGCCCGACATGGGGAGCGCGAAAGTCCCAAGCTACATCACCGCCAGCGGCGTCCCGGAGACGGGGTTCCAGACCGCGCACCCGATTGGCGACGCCCACTTCTCGCGCATCGTCGGCCTGCCCGATACCCGCAACTGGAAGACCACCAAGGGCGTGCTGGACGTGCCCCGCGCCAGTGCCACCATTCCCGAGATGAAGATCGTGGGCGACATGTTCCGCGAGCGGGTGGCCGAGCCGATGGGCGTGAGCGGCGTCGGCGGCCAGGGTCTGGTCTGGGGCGCGGGCTCGCACGCCACGGGCGTCAGTTCGCCCATCGGCGCACCCAAGCTGGAGATGATCTCGCAGTTGATCATGCGCACGGCCAAGCGGCTGGGCGTGAGCCCGGAACAGGCACGCGACATGGTGATCATGCGCAAGGCCGACCTGGGACGCGCCACCCCCGAGGCGATGGGGCTCGCAGGTGCCGGGGCTGCCGGAGCCGGAGCCCTGGTGAACGCTCTTCGCGACGACTCAGGAGGACCCTGACATGCCCTCATCGACCCCCAAGCAAGCCCGGTTCATGGCGGCCGTTGCTCACGGCTGGAAGCCCGACAAGGTCAAGGCACCGCCGACCGAGGTGGCCGAGGAGTTCAACGAGGCGGACACCGGCAAACCCGTGAAGAAGCGCAGCCCGCACCAGACGGCGGCCATCGTGCGCAACCTGCGCGGAGGGACGTGATGCCCACCTACGCCTTTCGCTGCGGCCAGTGCGCGAGGACCCTGGAGGTCTTTCGCACCATCGGCGAACACGTCGCCAACCCCCGCCCGCTGGTGTGCTGCGGCGAGGCCGCCGACCGCTACTTCCCGCCGACCGGCGGCAACGCCCTGGACAACGTCCTGGCGGGGGACCGGCAGTACGAGGGCATGGTCGCAACCGACGGCACCGACATCGGCAGCCGCACCAAGCACCGGGCGTACATGCGCCAGCACGGGCTGACCACGGTGGATGACTTCAAGGAAACCTGGAAGAAGGCCGAGCAGGAGCGGGTCGCCTACCGCACCGGCAAGGCCGGAGGAGCCGTCTCCAGGGACGATCTTGCCCGCGAGTGGCAGCGTCGGTACGGCTGACCCGTTTGGCAATTTCGTTACGGTTAACTACAAGGAGAACCCTCAATGGCCCTCGACAACGAGCCTGAACTGTCCCCGTCCGAAGACCTCCGCGCCACCATCGAGAGTGCCATCGACGGCGGCGAGCCCGCCTCGACCCCGCCCGCAGCGGAGCCGCCCTCGACCCCGGCTGCGGAGCCGCCCAAGGAGCCCGTCCAGGCCAGGGAAGGCCGCGACGGGCTCGGCCGGTTCGTGGCGAAGAAGCCGTCAGAGGCTCCAGGAGCCCCTGAAGGTGCGCCAAGCACCCCTACCCTTGCCAAGCAGCCGATCGCCTCGCCTGCGCCCGCCACGCCAGCCCAGCCGGCAGTTGCGGCACCCCAGTCCTGGTCGCCGACGGCCAGGGAGCATTGGAAGACCGTCCCGCCGGCCATCCAGCAGGAGGTGGTCCGGCGCGAGCAGGAGATGGCCCGGTTCGTCAACGACGTCGCCCCGGCCCGGCAGCTTGGAGAGCGGTTCTACCAAGCGATCCAGCCCTACATGGCGACCATCCAGCAGGAGGGCGTGGACCCGCTGACGGCCGTCACCAACCTGATGAACGTCACCCGCACGCTGCGCTCGGGCACGTCCTACGAGAAAGCGCAGACGGTGGCTTCGATAATCAAGGTCTACGGGGTGGACATCCAGACCCTGGACGCGGCCATCGTCGGCCAGCCGATGCCCCAGCAGCAGCAGGGACCGGACATCAATGCTGCGGTGCAGCAGGCACTTGCGCCCCTGTATCAGGCCGCCCAGGCGCGGCAGCAGCAGACGATCCATCAGGCCGAGGGCGAAGCCCGCTCGGAGCTTGAGGTGTTCGCCGACGACCCGGCGCACGAGTTCTTCCAGGATCTGCGCGGCGAGATGGCCGACATCATCGAGGTGGCAGAACGCCAGGGCAGGCAGATGTCCCTGGCCCAGGCTTACGAGCGGGCAGCCATGTTGCACCCCGAGGTGTCCAAGGTTATGCTCGCAAGGCAGCAGGGTAGCAACGCCCGGCAATTGACCCAGAACGCCCAGCGGGCACGTTCCGCAGCGGTATCGGTCAAGGGCGCGGCACCTGTTGGCAACCCGGTCGCGAGCGAACCGACGTCGATACGCGACAGTATCGAGGCGGCCATCGCAGCGCACTCGGGATACTGAGGTCCGTAGAACCGGGCCGGGGGAAGTAGGACCGTCAGGCCACCGACACCCCCAGGCCGACGGCCATCGAACGACTTCGGATGAACGGCGGGGCTTTAAAGCCCCAGGCATAACTTCATTCGGAGAAAACGATGACCTTCCCAAACGTCTCGGACATCGTCACCACGACGATCCAGTCGCGCACCCGCAAGATCGCGGACAACGTGACCAAGAACAATGCCCTGTACATGCGCCTGGACGAGCGGGGCAATCGCAAGCCGTTCTCGGGCGGCAATGTGATCTACCAGGAACTGTCCTTCGCGCAGAACGCGAACGGCGGGTGGTACTCGGGCTACGACCTCCTGCCGGTCGCTGCCTCTGACGTCCTGTCTGCGGCCGAGTTCACCATCAAGCAGCTTGCCTGCCCGGTGACGATGTCCGGCCTGGAGGAGATCCAGAACGCCGGCAAGGAGCAGATGATCGACCTGCTGGAGGGTCGCATCACCGTGGCCGAGTCAACGATGGCGAACCTGATGGCCGAAGGCATCTACAGCCTGGGGACCACGTTCGCGGGCAAGAGCCTGACCGGCCTGGGCGCGGCAGTTCCCGTGGACCCGACGACCGGCACCTATGGCGGCATCGACCGCAACTCGTGGCCGTTCTGGCAGTCCAAGGTCGTGCCTGCCGGCGTCGCGCTGACGTCGTCCACGATCCAGGGTGCGATGAACGGCCTGTGGGCGAGCCTCGTGCGCGGCACCGACCGTCCCGACCTGATCGCCTGCGACAACGTCATGTGGAACCTGTACATGGCGTCGCTCCAGGCGCAGCAGCGGTTCACGTCGCCTGCAGTGGGCAACCTGGGGTTCCCGTCGCTGAAGTTCATGGACGCCGACGTGGTCCTGGACGGCGGCATCGGTGGCTTCTGCACCGCCAAGACCATGTTCATGTTGAACACGAAGTTCATCTTCCTGCGGCCGCACTCGGCGCGGGACATGGTGCCGCTGAACCCCAACAAGCGGTACGCCGTCAACCAGGACGCTGAAGTCAGCATCCTGGCCTGGGCGGGCAACCTGACTTGTTCGGGCTCCCAGTTCCAGGGTCGGCTGATCTCGGCTTAAACGCCTCCTTGACACCGGGGCTACGGCCCCGGCTTTTTTACCAGGAGTACACCATGCCCGCAGGACTTCCAGGCGACACCGCAGTCAACAACCTCGCCAACCCGAATGCCGGGCGTGCGGTCATCTTCGATCTGCTGTCCGGCCCGAAGGGCTCGCCCCTCGACCGCGACGTGCAAGTGCCGTACAACGGCAACCCCTATGGCTCGGGCTTCAGCGCGAGCGGCGAAGCCTCGACGGGTGGGCTGTCCAACGGGATCGGTTTCGGCTCGCCGCCAATCATCGGCTTGACGGCTCCGACCAGCATCGTAGCCGCAGGCTTTAACGACGACTACATCCCAGGCGTGACCAAGCCCGACGGCACGGCTGGCGACTCGACCATCATGTACATCGGCGGGGGCAAGTCGAATTCCCTCGGTGTCCCGGTGCCCTACACCACGGGCTTCGGGATCGGCATGGCCGGCAACGTGGGCAGCCGCGACGCCGGTGCCGGCCCGGCGTACACGGGCTTCTCGACCAAGATGGTCACGGCAACCGGCGCGGTCGCCAACGGTTCAGCAGTCGAGACGGGCTTCACCAACCGCTCGGGCGTCGCCCTGGCGACGGGTCAGTCGGTCTTCGGGTCCAGCACCGCTGCCAGTGCCGTCCCGGCATAAGGGGGTGTCATGGCCGCCGACACCTACGCGGACATCTACGAAAAGCCTGGGGTTCCTTATAGCCTGACGGCCGACATCTACAGCAGCACCGCTATCGGCGGTGCCACGCCGACTGTCGAGACGGCCAGTGTCGTCAATCCGGCTATAGGGGGCGCAACACCTCCGGTCTTGTTCACGCCAGGGGACTTGTACGTCGGCGGGTTCAACGGCAGTTACTACGATCTGAGCAATGGGGCCACGTTGTTCAGCGACACGGCCAGGACGACGCCGGCCGTGGTCGGCGGTCCCGTGCGAGGCATCAGCGATCTGGCCCCTGCCAACAACCCCTTGACCACGTCAACGACAACATTCGTGCGTCGGGTGAATGGTGTCGAGGGGCCACCGGGGGTTGCTAGTTTCGTGGGCTTTGTCAACACCGCAATACCCGAAGGGAGTGCTGCAGGCTGGACTTCGGCAGTAGCAGTCAAGCCTGGGAACCCACTAAATGCTTTCCAGTGGATGGACATGGACAGTCCAACCTTGCGACTTGCCCAGAACATCTTCACCGATGGCAATGTGGATTCATTCGGATGGGTCCCAGGCAGCACCCTTCGGAATGCTCATCTTGCTGGCGGTGTTGTTGCTGGAGTGCCAATAGTGATTGTTGCTGTCTGCACGCCGACATCACTCACGCTGCGCGTGAACAAGGTGCAGGTCGCTCAGGCTACCTGGGCAAGTTCGGTGCCGGTTAATGGGGCGACTCCGATGTCCTTGTTCGCGGGCTACGAGGGCTTGGCTACGCCCAACAACCGGCCATGCGGCAACAGCAGCCAGATGATGGCTGCCGTGTTCGTCGGCAAGCCCTGCAGCCCCGCCGAGATTGACAACCTTGAGAACTGGCTGACCACGAGGGCTGTCTGATGCTCACCGCAGGCGTCCTCAAGTTCGATGCCGAAGGCCGGATCATCCTGTCGGCGGACCTCCCGATTGCGTTCAACGGGGGCACCCCCATCGCAGCCGACGGCGGCCTGTCCACCGCTGCCGGCATCACGCCCGAGATCTTTCTGGCGGCCATCGGCTACCTGGAAGCAGGCTCGATCACCGACAGCACCAACCCCCTGGTGCCGGCTACCGGGCCGATCACCGACGAGACCGGCGCGATCCGCATCAGCAACGATCTGCCCCACCACTGGTATGCCGGGTTGCCGCTGACGGCAGGAGGTTTCCTGGCGGTGAGCGGTGGCAGTCCGCCACCTGTGGACCTGGGCGCATACGACCACGGGTTCGACGCCTCATTCGACATTGGAGATTGACATGGCCCGCAAGACAATGCTCGCGCTGATCGCCCAGGCCGACGCCACGATCCCCGACAACACCGCGCAGGAGATCAGCGCGGCCGACGTGCGGCAACTGATCAAGGACGTGATCGACTCGTTCGCTCCGGGCTACGGCATCCTGAGTGCGGCCACCACGACGCTGATCGCCCTGGGGACGACGGTCCAGACGGTCCACTACACCGCCATCCTGTCGCTGACGCCGGAGTACACCGCGATCCCTGCAGCCGGCTCGGTCACGAGGTTGGCGCAGGGGCTGCCGACGACGGTCAACCGCCTGAGCTTCTACTGCGACGTGAACGCGCCTGCGGGCAACGAGGTGGCGTTCACCCTGGCACGCAATGGCGCAGACATCCCTGGCGGCACGACCGTCACGGGACAGGGCGGCGGCAACCTCGCCAATGCCTCGTTCAGCGTCGGGACCACGAGCCCCGACGGTGCCGACTACACCTACACGATCCACGCCAAGAAGCTGACCGGCGCAGCGGCCGACGTCATCCTGACCAACGTCCGGTTCATTGTCGAATCGGTGCCTACGCTGGGCATCTGACGGCTTACCGGGGATGGGCCGTCCGCGTTACCCCAACATCCCCCATACAAGGAGAATCCAAATGTCACTCGATGCGCAAGGGGTTGATGCCCTGCAGAACAGCACCCCGACCGACTGGTCGAAGTTCAACGGGAGCATCGCTCCAACCGACTACCAGAAGGGACCTTGGCAGGGTGACGACAAGCTCCACGTCCGCTTCTTCAAGCTCGCCCGCATCGACGTGCTGGCGTCCCAGGCGGCGAACCGTCCGGTCTTTAAAGACATGGACTACGTCGAGGTGATGATCCCTGGCGACAAGAACAACATCGTGGTCGAGCCCGTCTGGCAGCAGTACAAGGACCGCTTCCCGCAGAAGTGGGCTCAGTACCTCGCGGGCGAGGAGCAGACCGCCAGCGGCACGCCGCTCAAGGTCGCGCCGTTCCTGACGCCCGCCCTGGTCGAGAACCTGAAGTTCCTGAAGATCGTGACCGTTGAGCAGCTTGCGAGCTTGCCCGACACCGCGATGAACTTCATGGGAGCCCAGGAGTACAAGCAGGCCGCGATCCGCTACCTGAACGTCACCTCCAGCAACGAGTCTCTCCTGGCGCAGATCCAGGCACTGCAGGCACAGGTCGCTGCGCTGGGGGCCACGGAGCCGGAGCGGCAGTCACCCCGCCCCAGCAACGACCCGGCGAAGAACCAGCAGCAGCAGCCCCGCCGCAATTAAGCCCAAGGGAGCATCGTGACTACCTACTCCATGACCAACTTCAGCACCTTCCAGGTGCTGATGCAGCAGGTATGCGGGATGCTCAACCTGCCGATCCCGACCGACCCGGTCGGGTCGTCGGACCCCAACATGATCCTGATGCGCACGGTGGCGAACGTCTCCAGCCTGGAGATGCTCAATGCCTACGAGTGGAGCCAACTCACCAAGGAAGGCACGATCAACGTCAACACGGCGGTGCCGCCCATTCCCGGCGAATCGAACACCGTCGCCTTCGACCTGCCCGGCGACTTCTACCGCTTCATCGACCAGACCCAGTGGAACTCGGGCATGCGCTTCCCTGCGGTCGGCCCGGTCGCGCCCCAGGGCTGGATGACCTATCGGGTCTTCCCGATCTCGGCCAACTTCACGCTGACGTGGCAGATGCGCCAGCGGCAGCTTTGGTTCCTGAACCCCCCGCCGCCGCCAGGGCAGGACTTCAAGTTCATGTACTTGTCCCAGGCACTGGTGCAGGACGCGGACGATCCCAACCTGTACAAGAACATCGCCACCAAGGCAGGCGATGTGTTCCAGCTTGATGGCGTCCTGATGACGCTGCTGACGCGGATGAAGTGGCTTGAGGCTCGGGGCTTCGACTCGTCGGCTGCGGTGCGCGACTTCCTGCTGGCCTACGACTCGCGCATCGGCGCGGAGAAGGGGGCCAACATCCTGAACATGGCCGGCGGCCGGCACGACTACCCGTACATCGGGATCGGCAACCTGCCCGAGGCTTCGCTCTACGGCATGCGGCAAAACTAATTCCCAGTAACGAAATGGCAACGCTACCTCCAGGCTGGGTGATAACTCCGACGGTCGAAATGGTCCCCAATCCCAACAAGGTGGGGCCGGCGTCGGGCGACTTCTTCAGCCGCCAGACCTACATCTGCACCGACGCCCACGGCAACTACGTCTGCTCGTCTGGAGCCCAGGAGGACTGTGAAGCCCAGGCGCAGTCGATGGCGCAGCAACGCACTCAACAACGGCCCTACTACCAATGAGCCTTGTCCCCTACAACGGCCCCCGCCGCACGACGCCCCGCCGGTCGAGCGCGACCCAGAACCATCAGGCGTTCCCTTTCGGTGCGCCGTTGAAGGGGATCGATGTCACCCAGCCGCTGCCTGGGGGCGATCCGCAGACCGCCATCCGGCTGGAGAATCTCATCCCCCGCGTCCTGGGGTGCCAGATGCGCAGGGGCTTCCTGCGCTGGGTCAGCAACCTCTCGGGCGAGGTCCGCACGCTGCTGAAGTACCAGTCGCCGCTGGGGGTCAACAAGCTCTTCGCCGCCACCGCTGCCGGCGACCTCTACGACGTGACCACCTCGCACCCGTCGAGCTTCGTCCCGACTCCGGTGCTGAACGTGCCGACCGGCACGCCCGTGGGCGACTGGGTGTCGCTCAACTTCGCTACCAATGCCGGCGTCCACGTCATGCTGATGGTGAGCCCTGGGGCGGGCTACTGGATTTACGACGGCACGACGTTCACCCACATCACGCTCGGGGCCGGAGCCAACCAGATCGCCGGCATCGACCCTGCGCTCTTCAGCTTCGTCACGGTCTTTAAAGATCGGGTCTGGTTCATCGAGAAGGACACCACCAGGGCGTGGTACTTGCCGTTCGGGCAGTACGCTGGTGCGGCCACGCCCTTCGACTTCGGCTCGATGCTGCCCAATGGCGGCAGCCTGCAGGCACTGATCAACTGGACCTACGACGGGTCGAGCGGCGTAGGCGTCAACAACCAGTTGATCATCATCGCCAACCAGGGCGACGTCCTGGTCTACGGTGGCGACGATCCCGACGTGGCCGGGCAGTTCCAGGTGATCGGTCGCTGGTTCATCGGCCGCATCCCGACCGGCAACCGTTTCTTCTCCAACTACCAGCAGGACGTATCGATCCTGTCCGAGCGCGGCATGTGCTTCATGTCCGAGCTTATGCGCGGCGACGGCCTGTGGCAGAACCCGCAGATCGCGTCGAACATCAACTCTGCCCTGGCGGTCGAGATCGCCGGCTCGCTCGACGTGCGCTGGTGGGAGATCTGCTTCCTGCCGCACGAGCAGTTGCTGATGATCAACCGTGCCGAGATCAACATCGAGAACCTGCAGTGGGTCTACGAGGTCAACAACAAGGCGTTCGCCATCCTGCGTGGCTACCCGATGCTGACCGTCATCAGCTTCAACGGCAAGACGTTCTCGGGCGATCTTGCCGGCAACATCTGGCTGTGCTTCGAGGGCGGCACCGACGGGCAGGTCGATGCCGTTCCTGGTGCCGACCTCCAGGGCGTGGTCGTCACCGCCTTCCAGCCGCTGGGCGAGGCGATCCGGGTCAAGCGGTTCCTGATGGTGCGGCCGAGCTTCATCTCCGACTCGGCCCCAGGCGTCCAGGCCGGGATCAACAGCGAGTGGAACCTGGAGATCGGCGGACCCGTGCCGGCTTACCTGGGCGCGGGCTCGGGTGCCTGGGACGTCGGCTTGTGGGACTACGCCGTCTGGTCCGGCTCGGGGCAGAACTTCGAGGCGTGGACGGGGGCGGCCGGCACAGGCCGCTACGGTGCCCTGGCGATGAAGGTGCGCGCCTCGGCAGACACCCTCTTCGTCGGCTGGCAGGCTCTCGTGGAACCTGGAGGTGTACTGTGATCGCCACCAAGCCCCAGACGCCGCTTGCCATCTGGCTGTGCGAGCGCATCGGCTACACGCCGACGCCGCACTTCTTCTGCATCGGCTCGGTGTCCGACCTCGACCCCAACATCCTGCGCGGCGTGGTCGGCTACGACAACTTCAACGGCGCAAGCTGCATCATGCACATGGCCGGCGAGCCCGGCTGGATCGACAAGCGGATGCTGCACGCCTGCTTCGACTACCCGTTCAACGTGATGGGCTGCGATCAGGTCCTGGCACTCGTGCCGAGTGACAATGCCGTGGCCCTGGACATCGACAAACGCCTGGGCTTCTCCGTCGTTGTCGAGCTTGAAGGTGCGCACCCGGATGGCTCCCTTGTCCTGATGCGGATGCGCCGCAACGAATGCAAGTGGCTCTCGCCACGGAGGACCCACTGATGGGCAAGAAATCGCAGCCGCCGCCGCCCGACTACACCGCAGCAGCCGAGAAGACTGCGGCGTCGAACCAGCAGGCGCAGACCGCCGCCGACTGGGCGAACCGTCCGACCCAGGTCACGCCCTGGGGGACGCAGTCCTGGTCGTCGCAGCAGCAGGTAGACCCTGCGACCGGGCAGAAGGTGACGGCCTGGACGCAGAACACGTCGCTGGACCCGAAGCTCCAGGCCGCGCTGGACGCGCAGCAGAACGTGGACATGAGCAAGAGCCAGTTGGCTCAGGCTCAGATCGGCCGGGCTGGCGAGGCGATGGCGCAGCCGTTCGACTGGCAGAACCTCGCCGCCAAGGGTGGCTCGGTCCAGGCCGGCAACCTCGACCCGAATGCCTTCCAGACCCAGGGCGCGGGCCAGGGGATCATGTCGGGCTTCAACAACGCCGGCCCGGTGCCGGATGCTGGCGGCGACATGGGGCGGCAGCGCACCGAGCAGGCGTTGATGGCGCGCATGGCCCCGCAGAACGCGCAGCAGCAGTCGCAACTGGAGGGCAAGCTGCAGAACATGGGACTGACCCGTGGCAGCGAGGCGTGGAACCGCGAGATGCAGCGCATGGGCGACACCCAGTCGCGGCAGGCATTCGACGCCATGCAGACCGCCGGCCAGGAGCAGCAGCGCAACTTCGAGATGGGGATGCAGGGCCAGGGGCAGCAGTTCAACCAGAACCTGCAAGGGGCGCAGTTCGCCAACCAAGCGCAAGCCCAGGGCTTCGGGCAGAACCTCGCCGCCAACCAACAGAACTTCGGGATGATGGCCGGCGCGGGGCAGCAGAACTTCAACCAAGCACTGCAGTCCAGCCAGTACCAGAACCAGTTGCGCCAGCAGGACATCGCCGAGCAGACCCAGAAGCGGCAGATGCCGCTCAACGAGATGAACGCCCTGCTCACCGGAGCCCAGGTCAACATGCCCACCATGCCCGGCTTCACGCCCTCGCAGTCCGCTGGCGGCGTGAACTACTCCGGCGCGGCCGGGCAGCAGTACAACGCCCAGATGGACGCGAGCAATGCTGCAGCGCAGAGCCAGCAGGGGATGATGTCGGGCATTGCCGGCATTGCCGGCGCAGCGGCGATGGCATTCTGATGAACGTCCTGCAATTCTCCGGGGGCATCGACTCGCTCGCCTGCCTGCTGCTGCTGGCAAACGAGCCTGGGCTCGTGGTGGTCACGGTGCAAACCGACGGAAGCTACGAGGGCACCACCACCTACCTGGACTTCCTGGAGCAGCGGTTCAGCCATCTGCGCTTCGCCCGCGTCCTCTCGCATCGGCACATTGCCGACTTCGGCCGTCCGGTGGACGTGGTGCCCCTGCGCTACACCGCCTACGGGCAACTGTCCACGGGCGGCGACGACGTCCGCTACCAGGACTACTTCTCGTGCTGCAACCGGGCCATCTGGGGGCCGCTGGACAAGATCAGCCGCGAGCTTCACCCCGAGACGATCTACCGGGGGCAGCGCGACACCGACCGCCAGCGCGCACCCATCAGGGATGGCTTTAAAGACGGCTCCGGGGTGACAATCCGTTTTCCCATCGCCTCGTGGACCCGGGACGACGTGGTCAGCTACGTCATGCAGCAGGCACCCGACCTGATGCCCCCGGGCTACGAGCGGGGCGAGAGGACGTCCAGGGACTGCTGGGACTGCACGGCGTACCTGGAAGACAACCGGCAGCGGATCGCCAACCTGCCCGAGCAGAAGCACCAGTTCGTGATGAAGCTACTGAACCGCTGGCGCGACGACGTCGCCGAAGGCATGGGAGATTGAAATGGACATGACCAACCAAGCGAACAACGACGCCCTGATGCAGTACCTGACGGCGCAGGGTGCCAACGAAGGCCAGCAGCAGAACATCATGCGCCAGCAGGCACTGGTCAACCAGTTGCGGCAGAACGCCGCGACGCCGCAGATGCGCGGCGGCGGCGGCCGCGTCCAGACGGCGGCGCACCCGCTGGAGTTCCTGTCCAGCGTGCTGGGCCAGGGGATGGCGGCCAAGGGTCAGGCCGACGTCAACACCCAGGCCGACAACCTGCAGGGCCAGCAGCGCAGCGACCTCGCCAACATGATCGAGCAGCAGCGGCAGGCCAAGGCGTACGCCGCCCTGGGCAAGGACCCGCAAGGCAACCCGATGGGCGGCGGCGGCTCCGGCTTCCAGATGCCCCCGAGCGACCCGATGGCGTATGCCGGCGGGATGTAGGAGCCTTCCATGTCCGCCTACGACGACGCTATCGAGGCGATCCTGGGCGGCCTGCCTGCCCCGGACTACTCGACCCAGGCCAGGACGGCCGCCTTGCGGCAGCAGCCTATGGCCCCGCCGGGCGGCGCGCTGCCGCCAGGAGGGGGCGCAGGGGCTCCCCAGATGTCCCCGCCCAGGGTCGGCGGTGCCTCGGACTCCTGGGGCGATCCGGTCAAGACCGGCGTCACGGGCTCCTGGGGAGATCCCATTCCTACCCCGCCGGCTGCCGCAATGGCACCGCCAAGCCCTCAAACGCCGCCGCCTGGGGGTCTACCCCCAGGATGGTCGCAAGGCTCTCCTGGAGGCTCTGCTGGCTCCGGCGGCCTGCCCATGTCGGTGCGTGCGTCGGCCACGACCCGGCCGCCGGGCATGCCGCCCTTCCAGGCCGGGCCGGGCTCGATCCCGACCCAGCCGGGGCCGGCAGCCTCGCCCGTGTACGACTCCCTGGAATCCGACCGCACCCGGCTGATGGCCGAGCGCGAGCGGGCTTTAAAGATGCAGGAGGAAGCTCTCAAGCCGGCGGACATGAGCAAGATGGAGAAGTTTGCCCAGCAGCGTGGCGAGGCCGGCAACCAGGGACTGGTGATGGCACTGCTGGCGCGGCAGGCCGGGAAGAACTTCGACCCGCTGCAGCAGCACTTCATGCAGCAGTCGGCGGCCGCGCACGAGCCCATGAAGATGACCGGGGGCACGCTCACCGACCAGGGTTTCGTGGAGGACCCGGCCTACGCCCAGAACCTCGCCTACCAGCGCGCCGACGCCCGGCTCAAGGCTCTGGACACCGCGCTACAGGGCAACCTGACCCTGCAGTCGCGGGCCGACCTGGAGCGGCAGCGCGAGATCGCGGCGAAGGAGCGCACCGACGCCCAGATCGAGGGCCGCTACGAGACCCGGCAACTGGCGGCGGCCATTGCCGGCGGCGGTGCCAATGCCGGCGTCAACACGCTGGTCGGCACCGACCCCGACACCGGAGCCCAGGTCTTCCACAACAACCGGACGAACGCCAGGACGACCTACGACCAGCGCGGCAACCTCGTGCCCTACCAGAAGCCCGAGGTGGTCGCCACTGGGCAGAAGAGCGGCAAGGGCACGACGGACCCGCAGGTCACGCTGGATCTCCTCGGCGACATCGCCAAGGTGCTGCCCAAGGCCACCCACAGCGGGTTCGGGGAACACCTGGACAAGGCTCTGCAGTACGTCGGCCGCGACACCGAGGGCGCGAACGCTGCCCAGGCACTGGAGCCTATGGTCGGGCGGCTCATCTCCGCGATGCCGCGCATGGAGGGTCCGCAGTCCGACAAGGACGTCGAGCTTTACAAGCGGATGGCCGGCGATCTCGCCAACCGTGGGCTGCCCATCCCGACACGGCAGGCTGCGCTCAAGTCGCTTCAGGACCTCACCCTCAAGTACAGGTCGGGCCAGTTCATGAAGCCCAACGCCACCCAGGGCACGGTGCCGGTCGAGCATTCGGCGAGCCAGGGCGGCGGCGGCGGCCTTCCTGCCGGGTGGTCCGTCCAGACGAGGTGAGCCATGCCTACCTTCACCTTCACCGACCCCCAGGGCAAGACCCACGATGTGACCGGGCCGCCGGGCTCGACGCCGCAGCAGGCGTTCGCCATCCTGCAGCAGCAGCTTGGCGGGACCACGCCCCAGGCTCCCAGGCCGCCCGCCCCTGCGCCGGACCCGAGCCAGTACGACCCGACCGAGGGCATGTCCTGGGGCCACAAGGCACTGGTGAACCTGGGTGCCGGCATCGACACGACGTGGCAGGGTGCCAAGCAACTGGTCGGCCAGGGCATGACCGACGAGCAGTTGCAGGAAAAGCGGCGGATGGACCAGCACCTCGCCGACCAGACGGCGGGCGGCGGGCTGATCCAGCTTGCCGGCGAGATCGCGCCGACCATCCCGCTGGGGATGGGTGCCGGAGCGGCCGCCACCAGGATCGGCGGGCTCGCCAGGGCAGCGGCGGCCAGCCCGTCCCTGTCGGCCGCAGGCGGCGGCGCGCTGCAGGGTGCGCTGCAGCCGGTGACGTCGGACGAGTCACGGCTGCAGAACACCGGGCTCGGGGCGGCGGGGGGCATGGTCGCGCCTACGGCTTTAAAGCTCGCCCTCAAGGGTGGCGGGGCGGTCGGCCGGGGCGTGGGCGGCGTGGCCCAGCGGTTCGCCGCCGCGATCCCCGAGGACGCTGCGCTCATCGGCGGCATCGGTGCCAGGGCGGCTGAAGCCCAGGGCGGCAAGCGGGCCGCCACCGTCATCAAGGACGCCACCGGCAACATCATCCCGGCCGACCAGTACGTGCCGCATGCTGCGGTGTCGGCCCAGGGCGGCCGCCCGAGCGCGGCCGTGGCGACCCAGGACTCTGCCCTGGCGAGCCTGGAGCAGGGCAGCCGCACGGGCGGCGGGCAGCACTGGCTACCCTTCGACACCGCCAACAAGGAAGCCCGCTGGAACGCTCTGGACAAGGGGCTGCAGGATCAGCCCGACCTGGACAAGGCTCTCGCCAACGCCAACCAGATCGGGGCGGGCGTCAAGCAGATCTACCACGGCATCCCGGAGACGCCGTTCTTCACCGCAATGGACGACTTCTACCAGAAGCTCCAGGTTGCGAAGGCCAGCCCGCAGTACCTGGGCAACCCGGCGGTGAAGAGCGCAGTGGACTACGTCGAGAAGGCGATGCACGAGGCGGGCACCGTCACGCCCGAGCTTCTGCACAACCTGCGCCGCACGGTGGCCCAGGGGCTGACCGGCGTGCCTGGGATGGGCGACGCGGGCGTGCGCGCCGCGAGCAACGAGCCCTTCGTCATCAGCCTCGCGCATGCGATGGATCAGGTCCTGGACGCATCCAGCACGGGTGGCTTCGGTGCCTGGAAGTCCGACTACGCCAAGGCTATGGGCAAGGCCGAGGCAGCCAAGGCGGACATGCGGGTGCGGGGCAAGTTCTTCGATGAGGCGACCGGCACGCCGCTGAAGCCCGTGACCGGGCTGACCGACATTCCCGACGTGACCCCGGCCGCCCTCAAGCAGGCGATCAAGGTGGCCGGCAACGCCACCAGGGGGCCGCAGCGGGGGCAGAACCTGCTGTCCAACCAGTCCACCGACCTCCTGCAGGGCGTGCGCAAGGACCTCGATGCCCAGGCACTGCTGCAGCGTGCGAAGGCCGCCAAGACCGGCGGCAGCGGATCTGACACGGCGTCCAACATCTCCGACCTCGCCCGCATGGTGGCGATGGAGCATCTGGTCCCGGGCTCCACGCTCGCCAAGGTCGGCTGGAAGATGGGCGGGCAGAACACCGAGCAGGCGATGCAGCGGCAGCTTGCCGAGCTTCTCCAGGACCCGGCCAAGCTACGGGCGTTCGTCGCGGCCCAGGAGCGGCAGCGGCTGCTGCGGGCGGCCGGGCCAAACATCCCGCAACCCGGCATGATCGGCATGTCGATGGCCGGTGTACCAGCGATGGCCGGCGCGGGCCAGCAGAACCAATGACCGCGCAACTACCAGTAACGCAAAGGCAACGAACGGTCGCATAAGCCCAGCCCAGAACGCATCCACTGAAAGCCTCCTATGCCTCGTAATGTATCCGGCACCTACAGCCTCCCGCTGCCGCCGGTCGTCCCCAACACCGTCATCCAGGCGGCCTGGGCGAACACGACCGAGGACGACATCGCCCAGGCTCTGACCGACTCGCTCGACCGCAACGGCCGGGGTGGCATGACAGCCGCCTTCCGGCTGATCAACGGCAGCGTCCTGCAGCCCGCCTTCGCCTTCTCGTCGGAGACCGGCACGGGGGTGTACCTGGAGACTCCAGGCGTGATGGCGGTCGCCGTCATGGGGGCCAAGGTCGCCTCGTGGTCCGGCGGCCAGTACACGCTCTACAGTGATCTCAGCATCGCCGCCGGGCACAGCATCACCAGTCCGATCAACGTCGTGGGCAACGTCGGGATCACTGGCGACGTGACCCTGAACGGCGACGTCGGCGTGGCCGGCGGGTTGGTGGTCGGGGGCGGGATCACCTCGCTCGATGACGTCACCGTCGATGAGACGTTCAATGGCGAGGCAGGCTTCTACGCCACCAACCATAGCGGTGGGGTGGATTCGTCCGCAGTCTTCAACGCCATGAACAACACTGGGCAGCGCATGCTGGTGGCGGCGACAGGCTCGGGCTACACGGGGCTGCCTGCGCTGTCGGCCACGGGCATGCTGTACAGCAACGCGAGCCAGGGTCTGGCTCTGGTGACGAGCGACGCCGCCAAGGTCATCCGCATGATGCCGGCCGGCGGCGAGGCGGGCCGCTGGACCACCAACGGCCTGGGCATCGGCACCACTCCGGGCACCACGGGCATCCACCTCGACGTGGTCGGCACGATCCGCACCCAGGGCGGTGCCGGACCCGCAGGCAGCGGGGTCGGGGTGCGGCTGCTCAACAGCGCAGGCACGGGCGGCGGCAGCGTGACCGCGCCGGAGGACCCAGCCGGCGGCGTCATCCTCAGTGGCGACGGCGGCCCGATCCAGATGCTTGCCGGAAGCTCTGTGCCGCGCATGATCGTGCAGGGCAATGGACAGGTCGTCGTCGGCGTGCCGGGGTCGCCATACGTCGGCGGCGGCGTCGATAAGTTCACCGTCTGGGATGGCGGCATCACCATCAACAGTTCGTACCCTGGGGCCGGCAACACCCCGAGTTCGCGGTCGGTGCAGGCTTACGCCTTTAACTCGTTCGGCTCGCCGGTGGCCTCTGCCGGGATGTCGGTCGATTACGTCCGCGTCTCAGGCGACACAGACTACGGCTCCATCCTCACATTCTTCACGGCGGCGGACAACGCCTCGGCCGAGCGCATGCGGATCAACCGCACGGGCGAGGTCGGCATCGGCGGCGCGGTCAACCCCGCCGACTTGATCAAGCTCGGGGTTCTCGATGCCGGCAAGGTGCCGGCGATGGGCTTCATCAGGACCGGCCTCCAGGGTTGGTACGTCGGTGGCGACAAGACCGGGACGACGGTTCGCTTCGACATCTCTGCCAACGCCGGGCCGATCCTGACGCTGCTGCCCAGGACCGACGGCAACTACATGGGGCTTGGCAACGTCAACCCGCCGGACTGGCTCACCGTGGGCTCGTACGCCGACGGCCTGGGGCTGAAGGAGATGTCGGTATTCGGACCCTACGGGTCGGCCGCCTACGCCAACGTCTACGTGGGGCTGGGGGACGGCAACGGCGGCGGCAAGATCGAGCTTAACGGGCACACGAGCGCGACCACCCTGTCCAGTTGGCGGATGATCCACCACAGCGACATCGCCGGCCAGGATCTCACCTTCCGGTTCGCCGCCTCGTCGGCCACGCGGCCGGCTGCAGCGTCCTACGCCGAGCGGTTCAGGGTCAGCAGCACGGGCGTCGCCTCGGTGACTAGCGGCGGCAACCAGTACATCGTGGCGACCGATCCCGGCGGGGCCGTCAGCGGCGGCAGCCCGCCCGTCGGTGCCATCGTCCATGCTGTAGCGGCCGGGGCCGGATTCACGGCGTTCACCGCAGGGCAGGCGCAGGCACTCACTGGCTCGATCACCCTCACCGCCGCCCCCATCGCCAGCGGGTCCAACCAAGTCATCACCTCCGGGGTCTGGCGGCTCCTCGGCGCAAGCAACACCGGCACCAACACCGCCCTGTGGCAGCGGATCGGCTAACCTCGGAGTTACACATGGACATCTGGACCAAGACCCGCAACGAACGCGAGCGCAACGCCGGCCTGACCGACGACGCGCCGACCCCGCCAGCCGCTGCGCCGGCCCCGCCAGCCGGCGGGATCAGCTTCTCCAAGCTGGGCAAGCCGGGGCCGGAGGACCCCGCCCTGGCGGCCGCCCGGCAGGCCAAGCTCGTGGAGATGCTGCGCAACAGATAGAGCTTTAAAGCTCAATCACTGGTAACGAAAAGGCCGCCCGAGGGCGGCCTGTGCTTGGTAGCCGAGGGGGTTACTCGGGCGTCTGGCGGCGGCGGCGGACGATGCCGCCGACGACTGCGATGCCGGCCAGCATCATGGCGTAGGTGCCGGGCTCAGGCACTGCAGCCGTTACAGCCGCACGGTAGCCCCACTCCTCGAAGCCGTCGCCGGCTTCCGCATCCAGGACGCCGCCCATGCCGGTGCCGAAGATCAGCCGGCTGTCCATTGCCACCCCAGCGAACGCACTGGTCGGGATGAAGACCGACAGGTCATAGCCCAGGCCGTTGCCAGGGAACAGGGTGCCGTCCATGATCAGTTCGTTGCCCGGACCCATCGAGTAGATGAGCGAGGAGAACAGACCGTCCACGTCCGCCAGCGAGGTCACGTTGCTGTTGGACAGCAACTGCTGGGCCGCCGACTTCGCGTCCCAGATCCGCAGCGTATCGATGGACACCAGCGGCGTGCCGCCCGGCTCGTGGGCATCGAGCAGGAACTGGTAGAACGACGTCCCGTTGATGTCGATCACCGCAAGGTCGTTGCGGGTGAACGTGTTGGTGAACGTGCCGAGGTTGTCCCGCTTGTCGTTCAGCGGCAGCAGGTTCACGTTGGCAAGGTCGCTGTTGACGCCAAACTCGGTGCCGTTGTTCTGCAGCCCCAGGAACGGGTTGATCTCACCGGACCCGATGTTCTCCAGGTTGGTCGGGTTGGTGAAGAGTGCCTGCCCGCCCGTGGTGTCGGTGACGAACGTGCAGGTGCCGTCCTTGGACAGCAGCGAGCAGGTGCTGGCGGCCTGGGCAGACCCTAGCGCGAGCAGCGCGGCCGCCCCGAGGGCGGCAAAGAGAAGTTTCTTCATGGCGTGGTTCTCCTGAATTACCCAGGCTTTAAAGGTGCCTGGGCTGACCTTACTGCAGGGAGGCCGAATCCACGTCGGGCACTTCTGCCTTCGGTGGGGCTGGCGGAATGATAGCGGCGGCCTTGTTGGCTTCGGCGACCTCGGCACCCAGACGCTGGATCAGCATGAAGCTGCGTTCAGCCGGCAGCTTGCCCAGTGCCTGGAAGACAAGGTTCATCTCGTCAAAGTCGAACGTGATGGTGTACGAAGCTACAGGCATGTCAAGCCCCGAAGAGGTCAGGCCGCAACAGGGCGGGCTTGACCCTGAAGAACTTGGCGATCTGCGCGGCGCGCAAGCCCGGCAGCGGGAAGTTGCGGTCGGTCTTGCAGTACCGCTCCCACTTGTACAGGGACTGCGGCCGGATGCCCATCTCGCGGGCGAGATCGGACTTGGTCCGGTCCTTCATCTTGAAGTCCATCAGCCACAGGAGCGGATGGCCGGGCGTTGTCTTGCCGCCGGGCATCGCCTTCGGCAGTTCGATCACGACGAGCCGCGAGCCCTCGGGGCGAACCCCGTCCGGCTTGCGCTTGGCGGCCTTCTTCTTGGTTGCAACTGGCTTCACTTGGAACCTTTCAGGCGGTTGAGGATAGCGGATTGCACGTCGGACTTGGTAGACAGAGCCTTCGCGATGTCCTCGTCCACGGTGTCCTTGGCGGCGAGATAGTGTATCACCACAGGCTTGTCTTGACCCTGACGGTACACGCGGGCGTTGAACTGGATATGCTCCTCCAGGTTCCAGGTCAACCCAAACCAGCAGATGGCGTGGCCGCCAGACTGGAGGTTCAGGCCGTGGGCCACTGACGTCGGGTGCGCCAGGACGACCGGGTAGCCGCCCTGGTTCCAGATCTCCACGATCCGGTCGGCGTGAGCCCGGCTGACGCCGCCGCCCAGGTACGGGATCATCGTGCCCTTGGGCAGGACGTCGGCCAGGGCGATGCGGATCGCCTCGACCTCGTGGACGAACGCGACCGCCACCAGCAGCGGCGTGCCTTGCTGCTCCTCGACCAGTTCGCACAGGGCGTCGATCTTGGCGTTGTGGATATGCGTCGAGCCCGTCTCGTGGTACGCCCAGCCGTTGGTGATCTGGCGCAGCTTCATCACCGCTGCAGCGGCGGTGACGGCCGTCAGCTTCTGGTCGCCGACGGTGGCAACGAGGTCGTCTCCCATCGCCTTGTAGGCGGTGCGGGCGGCAGCCGGAAGCTCGACGCGGATAGTGTTGTAGCTGATGTCGGGCATCAGCAGGTAGTCCTCGGCCTGCAGACGCATGGCGACGTCGGCGATGGCTCCGGCAACCATCTTCTCTGCGCCAGGGCGGACATGCCACTCATCGATGGTGCGGCCGCCCCCGATGCGCAGCGGCGTGGAGAACATGAACAGCTTGCGGAAGTGCGTGATGTAGCGGCCCAGGCGTTCGCCGTCGTCCACGATCTGGAACTGGGCGAACAGGTCCTCGATGCCCTGGGGAGCCGGGGTGCCGGTCAGGATCACCCGGCGGGGGAAGGCGGGAAGCAGTGCCTTCAGAGCCTTGAAGCGCAGTGCCTGGGCGTTCTTGAACCGGGTGGACTCATCGACCACCAGCAGCTTGGGCGGGGTGCCGAAGCAGCCCAGGGTGAGGCCGTGGGGGGCGGCCTGCGCTGCCAGCCACGCCACGTTCTCGGGGTTGATCAGGTAGACGTCGGCCTTGACCTTCATGGCGGCCACCCGCTGCTGCGGAGTGCCGTGGATGATCGACACCTTGAGGTGCTTGAACTGGTCCCACTTGGCGACCTCGGCCGGCCATGTGAGGTACATCGGCCGAAGCGGCACGATGACCAGCGTGGACTCAATCAGGCCGTGGTGCTGCAGGACGCAGGCGGCCGCCAGGGTGATGGCGGTCTTGCCCATCCCTGGGTCGAGCAGCAGCGCGCTGCCGGACTTTTGGCAGACCAGGGAGATGGCTTTCTGCTGGAACTGGAGCGGGTTGTATTGCATGTCTGCTTTCAGGAGTGAGGCTCCAGTCTACAGCAGCCTGAAGCTCCAAGTCAAGCATGGCCCTGAACAGCTTCATGCTGCGCACGACAGCGACCGGGTGACCGATGGCGTCGTACTCCGCACCGACCACCTTCTGCCTGGGCGACAGCCGGCCGTCCTTCGCCTTGAACTCGACAAACCAGCAGCGGCGGCCCGGCAGCAGGAACAGCCGGTCGGGCTCACCGACGATGCCACCCTGGAGCTTGACCGACCGCACGCCCCGCTTCCTGGCGTGCAGCCGGGCCGACTTCTCCAGGGACGACTCGCTCACGCCTTGCTCGGGCGCAGCATCTTGCCGTAGACCTTGACCTCGTCCTTGTCCAGCCAGAGCCGCCAGCCCAGCTTGTGGCCGCCACGCTTGTCCAACTGCTGAGGCTTGCCCAGCACCAACCGCAGTCCTGCCCCTACCCGCTTCGACGTCCCGCCCAGGTCCATGCGCAGGTTCAGCATCTGCAGCACGTCGGTCGCCTTCACGCTGCACTCGAAGGGGTGACGGTCGCTGCGCTCGGCACGCTTCTCGGCGAAGTTGGCGGCGGCATCGGCGACAGGGTCCTCGGCCTGATGCCGTGCATTGCCCTCGGCCTGCATCCGCTCCTCGGCCTTCGTCAGGTAGGTTTGTTCGCCACCCTTCCAGTAGGTATGCATCTGAGCCCACAACTGCTGCATGTCCGTCGCGTGATCGACGTCGCAGTGATCGGTCCAGATCACTATGTAGCGGCGACTGCCGGTGTCGTCCTTCAGGAACTGGGCGTCGTTGACGCTGGCGCAGAAGCTCGTGCAGCGCGGCCGTCGTCCCCAGGCTTCAGCGTAGGGCAGCCGGTACTGGTCGGTGGTGTTGGACAGGAACGCCTTCAGGCTGCCGTTGGCGGACTTGCCGAAGGTGGTGTCAAGCTCGCCAAGCTCCACGATCCAGCCCTGCAGTGCCTCGTGGATCGAGTCACGCGCCGCCGATGCGCTGCCGTCCAAGTTGAGGTGCTTGCCGCGCACAGTGAACCCTTCAGGTGCTAGCGACATCAACCACCGGGTCTTGCCGATGCCCTGGTTGCCGGCCAGGACAAGGCACAGTGCCTTCTCCTGCTCGCGCCGAGGTGGGGAGGCGGCCCAGCCGCAGGCTGCTTCCACGGTTTGTAATGCCCAGCGACGAAAATACGCCTTGAAGAGGTCGGGGGTTGGCGTCTCGACCGACCGCAGGAGATGCTCCAGGCGGTCCTGGCCGTCCCAGGGTTTGGACTCGATCCAGTCCTTGGCAGGGTGCCAGCAGTTGCGTTCGGCAATCCCGGTCATGTTGTCGTCAATCTCTGCCTTGTTGAGCCCGACACGGTGGAGGGCATCGCGCACCGCGCCGTGAACCATGCTGTCGATCTGGTAGGCAGACATCGAGCCAAAGCCGGCAGGGTCGATGCGCTCGGGTAGAAGGAATGCGGTTTCGCCGTTCATCAGGTTGAGCCGGGACTCGACGCCCAGGTGCCGCATACAGGCCAGTACGTTGGCGTTGCTGGTGTCCTGCTTGGCGGCGGGGGCCGGGGGCACAGCTTTCGATCCCTTGGTGTACTTGATGTCGTGCAGGGCACTGATAGGAATCTTGCCAAAGGCATCGTCTAGCGTGATCTCGTCGTATGTGGCTCCAGGCTGCAGCGGCACTGGCTCGCCGCGCTTTGCCTGCGGCTCGTAGGGTCCGGTGCGGATGGCGGCGAACATCTCGCGCAGCTTCTCCGGGTCGGGGCCGGAGGGTGGCGGCGCACCCTGCTCGGCGGCCCAGGCGAAGAACCGCTTGGCAAAGGCCGCCTTGTCAAGGCGGCCGTGCGTGTGCCAGCACTCGATGCGTGGCCTGCCGTCCTCGCTGGCGAACGTCGGCAGGTACTTCGCAGTAGCCCTGGGGTCCGTATGCTCGTCGGAGAAGGGGCATGCGACCACCAACCACTCGCTGCTGCGCTCGCCGGTCAGCATGCCCTGCTCGGCCATCCAGTCCAGGAACGGGTCCGGCTTGCCGGCCCCAGGCCGCTCGCCGCTGGGTACGCGGGGCTCGATGGGCGCGCCAGGGCGGACCTTGAACGCCTTGGCTAGGCTGTTGAGGGTGAACGTCCGGCCCCACTCGACGTCGCGAAGTACGGCTTTAAAGCCCGCGTGCTGGGGCTTCTGGTTGATGCTGCCGGGTACGCGCCAGACGCGGCAGGAGCGGTTGACGCCTGGGTCCTGCAGCCCGGCCTCGATGAGGGACACCATCAGGGCGTCGGCCTTCCCGATGTCGGGCTCCGCTACCTTCAGCATATAGCCCCACTGCTCGTTGCCTGGGCTCGTCTCCAACTTCCACGTCGGCTCGACCTCGACCACGCCGCCGCCCTTGCCAGTGCCGTCAGGCTTGACGTCGTCCAGGACGATGGCGAGGACGGCGACCATGTCCTCGGCTCGGCGGTGCTTGCTGTCGCTGCTGGCTCCGGTGCAGAAGTACCAATGCCCGTCCAGGTGCTGCTCGCGCCATGTGTCGTTCTCCCAGGCCGTGTTGCCGTCGGTCTTCGGGATCGCCCTGGCGAGGTGGAAGTAGCTTCCGGCTGGAAGCCCTGATGCTAGTGTGGAGAGGAATTCATGTTGGTCTGTGCTAGGATTCTCTTGCTGTTGGCTAGGCATGTCGTTTCCTGTATTGGCGTGGTGGCTAGTCGGGAGGTAAGAGCCCCAGGGTCCAAAGCCCTGGGGCTTTTTCCTGGCCCCATCATTTCCCGTACCTGTCGGCTGTCGTGATGCTGCAGTCGAGAGGGAAACCGGGCAACCATTCTGGCACCCTTTTCATCTGCTGCTTCAGTACCTCTGCTGCCTTCCCGGCAATCGATTCATCGCACTCCAGGATGATCTCGTCGTGGGTGTGACCGATCACTCTGGCATCCCCGGTCAGTGACACTTCGACACGAGCGACACAGTC